GATTTCTACGACAAGACTTGCTAGTATTTACATGGACTCGTACTTTTCGTTTGACACTCAGTGTCACGATTCGGTTATTCACCATAATCGACAACTACTAAATGTAGACAAGTACCAATTCTGTAAATCATCGCGGGCTACTACTGTACCGAAGACCAATAAGATCGATCGTATGATTGCTATAGAGCCTACTGCAAATATGTTTTTGCAACAAGGCGCTATGCATTATATGTACGCTCTTATGAAGTCTTTCGGCCTAGATGTTAGTCGCTTACCTGATAGACATAAGTTTTTAGCACGAAAAGGATCACTGGATGGCTCTTTAGCCACCATTGACTTTTCCTCTGCTTCAGACTGTTTATCGATCAAGTTGGTGGAGTTTCTTCTTCCACCAAAATGGTTACATATATTAAAATGTTTTCGCTGCGAATCAATGACCTTACGGCCAAATGATCCCGCTATACGCTTAAATATGTTTAGTACTATGGGTAACGCCACAACGTTTCCTTTGGAAACGATCATCTTCTATTGCCTGGCTGTCGCCAGCTGTCATACCTTCTATCAACCTCGCTCTGCGAGCTTGTTAGCACCGTTGCAAGCCAAAAGGGCTTGCTCGGTTTTTGGAGATGACTGCATTCTACCTACTCAGGTAGCTGTTGACTTTTGCAAAGTCACAGAGAGTGTTGGCTTCATTGTTAACTCTGAAAAGAGTTTTATGGACCCACTTAATGGCTTTAGAGAATCTTGCGGAGGTGATTACCTTCGTGGAGAAGATGTTCGGCCTTTTAATCTTAAAAGACCGACCGCCTGCTCTGACAGTGTCATGGAAGCATGGTTGTATAGCGTTTGTAATAAGATTTTAACAAAGTACAGACTGTACTTTGGATCTCTTACATACCTATACGATCGCCATGCTTTTCGTTACATTATCAAAGTAATCAAACGTTACCGGGAAAAACCTTTCCTAGTACCTGATGATTATCCTTCCGATTCTGGACTTCAGCTATCTAGCGATAGCCATAGGTTCAGTCTCAGTTATCTTTTTCAATTTAACAAGATAACAAAGGACGAGCATGGTACTCTCTATTTCAACTACTGCCGCTTTCAATATAGAACGCGGCGTAAGCATGATGAATATTTGAGATACACCGACCATTTAAGGTCTACTTGTGTATCTGAATTTCTTCCATGCGACACAGACTCATTGTATTACACTCGGAATTATTCGAGTATAATCTTTGATCCTGGAGATGAAAGAGTGCCGTTTTCGCCCATCAGAAGGATTGGCGGTTACGTAGTAGCTAGAAACCGGTCGGCCCATTGGGCCTCTGGTTTTTAACCGAAAGGTTGTTGGAAAGATGCAGGT